AAAGGCATCAAACTTAGCGGAGATGACAATGCCATTAGCATTAGAGAAGAAGCTGAAGAAGATTTGCAAGCAACGTGGAATGACTAAGCAGCAATGCAATGCTTACGTCTACGGGACTTTGCGAAAGACCGGATGGAAACCATCTAAATAAATTAACCAACTCGAAAGAGGTAGCGTCACATGAGCGATGAAGTCATGGGTAATGAAGGTGTACAAGAACCTGTACAAGAAAGCGTACAGGAAAACGTACATGATGATAATCGTACTTTCACGCAAGATGATCTCGAAAGGATCGTTGAACAGCGTTTGATGCGTGAGCGCAAGAAGTACGAAAAGAAACTTGAAGGAGTGGATTTAGATGAAGCTAGGCGGTTACTCCAAGAGAAAGAGCAAGCTGAAATCGAACGCCAAAAAGAGAAAGGCGAGTTCGAGAAGGTCTTACAGCAACTCGCGGAGAAGAAGGACAACGAGATAAGCCAGTACAAGACCAAGCTGCAAGAAATCCAAGTTGACGGTGCATTGATTAACGCTGCAAGCCAGAATAACGCAGTCAGTCCAGACCAAGTTGTCGCCTTGTTAAAGAGCAAGACACGCCTTGGAGAAGACGGTTCTGTTGAGATTTTGGATAATGACGGATCACCTTGGAGAAGACGGTTCTGTTGAGATTTTGGATAATGACGGATCAGTGCGCTATAATGATTCTGGGACACCAATGCAAGTCAATGATTTGGTATCGGAGTTCCTTACTGCGAATCCACATTTCGTGAAAGCGTCACCTAGTGGCACAGGATCGAAAGGTGCAGCAGGTGGCTCTACACAGAAGCCTTCATCTGTGGCTGATATGCTTGCTTCATGGGAAAATGGTGGCAAAGAAGCGTATGCCGCAATGAAGGGCAAGCGATAATCGTTTGTTTTATTTAACTGATGTAAAAGGAGTCCGAAATGGCTGCATCAACTACTACAACTCTTGACGATCTGTTCGTCAACATCGTTGCTCAGGCACGATTCACAGCAGAAGAACAATCTCTGCTCCGTAACCTTGTCACTGTTTACAACATTGACGCACAACCTGGTGTCACAATCCAAGTACCTAAGTATCCTGCTGTTTCTGCCGCAGACCTTACTGAAGGCACTGACATGACATCTACAACTGTTTCAACTTCTTCAGTGTCTATCACTGTTGCTGAAGTTGGCGCACAGGTGTTTTTAACTGACATGGCTGCTATGGGTGCAGGTAATCCTGCTGACGAGTTAGGCACAGTTCTTGGTAACGCAATCGCAACTAAGATGGACACAGACGCAATCGCAACATTCGATGGCTTCTCAACTTCTTTGGGTGCGTCTACTACTGAGTTGACTGCTGCATACTTGTTCCAAGCTGCTGCAACACTCCGCGCTAACAAAGCACCTGGACGTTTGGTTGGTGTATTCCACCCATACCAGACCTATGCTTTGAAGGCTAACCTCACTAACACATTCGCTAACCCGAATGGTGGTGATCTTCAGAACGAAGCAATGCGTTCAGGTTATGTAGGTACTATTGCAGGTATCGACATCTTTGAATCTGCTAACGTAGCTGTTGACGGTTCAGGTGACGCGAAAGGTGCTGTATTTGCTCCAGAAGCAATCGCAATGGCTATGAAGCGTGACTTCAACCTTGAGCCAGAGCGTGACGCATCTAACCGTGGTTTCGAGCTAAACGCTACTGCCATCTATGGCGTAGGCGAGCTTTGACGCAGGACTCTAGGGTCTAATGGGATGCCCCGCCTAGTGCGGGGTTTTCCTACTAGGAGGTTTCATGGCAATTACCTATCGAGGCAATCGGTTCGCAGGTTACAACAAGCCTAAGCGCACACCGAAACACCCAACAAAGAGCCATGCAGTATTAGCTAAGTCAGGTGACAAAGTTCGCCTGATTCGTTTTGGTCAGCAGGGTGCGAAAACAGCACCACCAAGAAAAGGCGAAAGCCAAGCTGCCAAAGCAAAGCGTAGAGCGTTCAAGGCGCGTCATGCTAAGAACATCGCAAGAGGCAAATTCTCAGCAGCATACTGGGCTGATAAGGTGAAGTGGTAATGTATTACACAAAGACAGGTAAGCGTTACACAGGAAAGTCACATCGTATGTCTAACGGACAAGTTCACACTGGCGCAACGCACACATCTAGCTCACGAAGACTTTACACTAAAACCCAGATCGACAAGATGCGTAAGAGGAAACGGTAATGGCATTCTCAACAGATTCAGATTTAGTTCTTATCGTTCCCGACATCCTTGATCTAGGCATTGAGTCATTTGCTGACGAACACGCCAAGGCAGAATCCGACATCAAGCGTGAGATTCGTTATAAGTGGTGGCCTCGCACAAACTACAAAGGCGAAATGCAAGAATCATTGCTGACAGAGACGCAATGGACACGCGCTAACGCATATCTAGTCTTGTGGAAGTATGCACTACCTCAGTTGACCAACTGGGTAGACGGGGATCGATTCCGCGAAATGATTTCTTTCTACCGCGATCTATTCGGTCAGGAAATGGAGTCAATCTTCAAAGATGGTGTTGAGTACGACTTTGATGAAGATGGAACTATCCAAGACGATGAGAAAGACTTGGTTGTGTCTGGGCGATTGATGCGATGAAAGTTGACGTTCGCATTGATGCGAAACGCCTACAGACTTATATCAAGCGAGCCATTAAAGATATGCCTCAAGAGATTGATCGCGCCTTGTATAAGACAGGTCAACAAGGGGTAAATGTAATTTTAGATCGTACCAAAAAAGGAATTGGTACTGACGGTAGATTTGATAAATATTCGCCTGACTATGAACTTTGGAAGTCTAAATATGTTAAAGATTGGAGAGGAGTAGTTGACCTTAATGTTACTGGTAAGATGACTGGAGCAATGATGGCAACAAAACCTGTTAATCATAGAACACGGCTGGGATTTACTAATCCACAGGCATCCGAAAAAGCATTTGAGAATAACCGTCAACGCAAGTTTTTTGAGTTCAATAAAAAAGAAGTGAACAAATTAGGCGGATTCTTTCGCAAGGAATTATTTAAATGAGCAAGCGTGAAAGCATAGCAAGTAACATTGTGACGACACTTCAGGGGGCGACAACTCCTGTTGCCGCTAAGTTGGTGACACGCGAACCGTTTGACTTCACTGAGTTATCTAACACGCAATTTCCTGCAATTCTGATCCAGACAACAACTGAAGACAGAGCCGATGCAACCATTGGCGATTCGCAGATCACCAGAGAATCTACAATCAGTTATCAGTTAGTCGGTTATGTAAAATCCTATCGAGACTGACGAAGGCTCAATTAGCCCCGTTGGTGGGATTATCGTGACTGTCGAGGTCATGTATAATTTTACTAGAGGCACAACTTGAGCCTCACGAAACGCCTAACGGCACACTAAGCCAAAGGAGATATTCAAATGGCAACACATACTGGTTCAGAGGGCATCGTGAAGTTCGCCACAAGTGGTGGCTCAGTTGCTCAAGTAGCTGAAGTTCGTTCATACACGTTAGAGCAATCTGCTGACACGATTGAAACAACTTCAATGGGTGACTCAAGCCGCACATATACAAGTGCGCTCAAGACGTTCACTATCTCAATGGATTGCTATTGGGATGAGACAGACACCAATGGACAAGGATCAATTGACGTTTCAACTGAGGTAGACTTTGAACTTTACCCAGAAGGAACAGCGAGTGGAGACACTTACTATTCTGGTTCTGCTATTGTGACTTCTGTTTCAACAACAGCATCATTTGACGGCAATGTTGAAGTTTCATTCTCTGCTCAAGGCACTGGTGCTTTGACAGAAACAACTGTTGCATAAGGTAATTTATGAGCCTAGGAAAGAAACTAATGGAGCTACGATCTGGGCGCGAACGCAAACAGATTGAAGTTTCCGAATGGGCTGAAATCATTCCGTGTATCTATGTGCGTCCTCTGTCAGCAGGGGACGTAGATAAGATTCAGCGAAAGCATAAAGATTTCATTAACAATCCGACTGTCGCTGCTATGGTTGATCTAATCATACTGAAGGCAGAAGACGAGAATGGCGATAAGTTATTCTCATTAGAGGATAAGGCTTTTTTATTGGGTGAAGAATTGAGCGTCATTAGTGCCGTTGCACAAGAGATGTTCAATGACGTTACTTCAGCAGAGGTAGCGGAAAAAAACTAAGAAACGATCAGTTGAGGTTGAATCTCATTGCCTTGGCTGATCGTTTACACAAGACCATAGGCGAGATAGAGGAAATACCTTTATCAGAATTGTACGAATGGATGGCTTATTTTAAGGTGATGGAAGATGGCAGACCAAAAAATTAACATTACCCTTGCCGCGATAGATAAGACCAAAGGCGCATTCGGCACAATTACCAGAAGCATTGGGGCAGTCACATCGGCTGTCTTTTCTCTTAAAACAGCTATTGTCGGTGTTGTCGGTGTTGGCGGTATTGGATTGCTTGTTCGTAACTCCTTGCTTGCTACAGATACTCTGAGCAAAACAGCCAACAAACTAGGCGTAACGACAGAGGCTCTGAGCCAGTTGCGGTATGCTGCTGAGTTGTCAGGCGTTGGCATACAAACAACGGACATGGCTGTACAGCGATTCACAAGACGATTGTCTGAGGCGGCTAACGGTACTGGTGAAGCAAAGGCTGCCTTGATTGAGTTAGGCATCAACGCCAGAGAATTGGGGCAAGTACCACTAGAAGAACAGATGATTGAGTTGTCTAAAGCGTTCGGCAATGTTAAATCAAGTTCTGACCAGGTTCGTCTAGCGTTTAAGTTATTCGACTCTGAAGGTGTGTCATTCGTCAACATACTCAAGCAGGGTGAAGATGGCTTGAGGGCAATGTTCAACGAGGCGACTAACCTTGGCGTAGTCATGTCTTCTCAAGCAGCAAAAGGCGTAGAAGAAGCGAACGATGCGTTCTTCAGACTACAGAGTTTGTTTGGCGGAATCATCGATCAGATAGTCGCTGCACTTGCTCCTGCTTTAACTGCGCTTGCTGAGATGTTCCAGACCTATCTTGTTGAGGCTATTGGTGAAGCAAACGGATCGATAGAAAAGTTTGGTCAAAATGCCGCTAAATATATCGTAGAAGGTGTCGCAGGAATCCTGGATGTTCTTGCTCAAGCGATCAAGGGATTTGAAGCCTTTATCAATGCACTAGAAGAAAACCGTGTATGGGGCAAGATTACCAAAGATGCTTTCGGGGGCATGAGAACTGATCTGAGTTTATTTGCAGGATCGGTAGAAGATGCAGCCGCTAGGGTTAGAGAATTAGGTTCAGCAATTGGCACAACTACCGCCTCGCAATCAGAAAATGTAGATACAGGCGAAAAGCAAATTTCTACAATTGATCGACTGAGAACAGCTTTTGAGAATTTAAAGCAATCCTCTGATGAGATACAGCGCACATTTGATTCTGCTGTCAAACGAGCATTTGATGGAACGACTAACGCATTGGCTGATATGGTCATGGGTGCTAAATCAGCAAAAGATGCGTTCAAGGACATGGCTCGATCTATTGTTGCTGATCTAATCAAGATGCAAATTAAGTCGAGCATCACAACGCCACTGTTCAATGCAATACAGTCATTCTTGCCAACATCGGGCAAAGCGATTGGAGGCTCTGTTCAAGCGGGTCAACCATATATGGTTGGGGAACGTGGCGCAGAAATGTTTATCCCGAATCAGCAAGGCTCAATTGTTCCTGCTAATAAAATGGGCGGAGGTGGCGATAACGTCACGATCAACCTCAACGTCTCAACTGGCGTTTCACAGACTGTGCGCGCTGAATTAACAAGTATGCTTCCGCAAATACAGCAAGCGGCAAAATCTGCTGTATATGAAGCAAGACGTAGAGGCGGCTCTTTCGCAACCGCATTTGGAGCTTAATCATGGCTGAAACATATCCAATCGACTTTCCTGCATCAATCAATATTAAGTCAATGTCTCTTACTGGCCGGAGTGTCGTTGGCGCGATTGTAAGCCC